ACTTGAATTCTTTCCAAACAACTTTGAATATGGAATTGATGGAGTTGAAGAAGCGGCAACCGCAATTTCGAAACGATCAAGAACATCGGCAATTCCGCCAAATGTGTATTGATGGGATTCCAGTTTTCCATCTTTGCCAAGAATCAACATCGATTGATTCGAAAGCAATTCGTTTTGCTGTGCATAAGTTTGCGCGAACTTCGTTAACGCTGCTCCACCAACTGTTGCACCACTCAACATTTGAGCCAATTCAGGGTTAACCTGCGTCATAATTTGCGCCCTAAATAGCAATTGAAGAATTGACCAAGATGCGTTATCGCGTTTACGCATTTCTTCCATTACCAATTCAAGAACACTGATCCCCCAATATTGATTGGCTTCGTGTTCCGGCGTTGGAACATCGGGGCCGGTAAAACGAAGAATGCGCGAAGCGTGAATATCAAAAAGTTTTTCGTTTCCATTCAGGCAACCCAAATGTTAATGGGGATTCAACGTCTTGTTGTTCGTTTCCAATTGGCGTTATACCGCTCCAACGATCAAAGACAATTAACCCTTTATAGGAATCCGGGTTTACATCGTCCAATCGTAAGGGTTTGTCAAGAATATTTTCGTGGCCCTTGATCACCATCAAAGCGCCCGCGCCGCCAAACAACCGCGCCCATGTAATTGAACGTTTGATCTTCTTTTGTGTCAAGGTTCGTTTGATGGTCCGATCAAAATCCGCAATTTGATCAGGCGTCAACTTACAGTTTAGCCGGGGCCAAGCTTTAACCATATCTTTAGCGGGAATTTCAACAACTTTTCGCGGTATCCAATGATTGCGAAATAAAGTGATCATCAACCAATAATCATTAGTCCAACGATTAAGAATGTAATCAACACCTTCGGCAACTGAAGGCGTTCCGTATCCCATACGAGCAATTGGATTGCTGAAGGCGTCGTTAGCAACTGAATCTTTACCTACATTCAAAACGGTGTTCGCAAACGTCTTGTAACGATCCATGAAATTATGCTTGGGCATTTTTCCCTTTCCTTATGCAGCGAGCGCCAACGTTATGCGCCATGCCGGAACCTTCGTTTGAACAAAATATCGAAGTGCATCTGGGGCATGATCATTCACTTTCAATGGTTCATCTTCCCCAACTTTTTGTTTAAGTGGGTTCCAAGCATAAGATTCCAATTCAGCCCGGAGTTTAGCACAACGCTCATGTATCCTAATCTTTTTTTGTGCCAACAAGCTAGAAGTATTTCGAATTCCGTTTTCAACATCGTTATCGGCGTCACAATGCCAAACGCCCCGCAAATTCATTTCAGCTTTCAAACTTGCTGCCGAAGGATCAACAATGCTTTGCGCTTGCGGCCCGAACGAATCCCTGAACTGAATCAAATCATCAATGTATTGTCCATCGGTTTTCTGAATCGTTGTTTCTTTTGAATCCCAATAGTATTCTTGATCAACCCAATAAGTCGTTCCATCGTCAATGATCAACAAAAATACTGTTGGATTTCCTGTACCATAATCAATCGCAATAAACTTTTCAACGAAGCCTCCAGAATTCCCCAAACCTAATGGCCGATTTATATCGTTGTAAAGAAGTTCATCACTATAAGAATCTTTGTAAATCGCACCTTCAGCAACGCACCAAATACCATCGATGTTGCGTTTCTTGAAAACGCCTTTGAACATCGTTTCAAATTGATGAATCTTCGCTTCGGAAAGCGAAAGATTATCGCGCAACATGAACTTTTCAGACCATACCAACCCGCTCGCTTTCTTTTCAACGTTCGAAATGTAGTCTTGATTTATGTAGTGAAAAGGATTTTCTGGATTCGTTGTTCCATACAAGCGAGCGCCTTCCGGTGACATACGGGAAAGCATCATTTCAAAAAACGATTTGGGAATTTTGATTAACTCATCGCCGTAAGCAACGCCAACTGTTGAACCACGAATGTATTTCTCTGATCCTTCATCCTTCGCGCCAACAACCCGCCATTGAGTATTGCCTAACCAGAGTTCGCCTGTCATACGATTGTAAGAATAATTGCGGGTTCCGTAGAAGTTGAAAAGATCATTCAAAACGTTGTGATAAAGAGTGTCTTTCGAAACTCCAAACATCACCCGTTCACCTTCGACTTTGTAGGTATTCAACGCGAAGGCAATCTTGGGAATCATTGTCCAGTTCTTGCTAGAACGAACTGCCCCTTCCAAAATGTTAATGAAAGCATCTTCTTCGGGACGCCTTCGAATGAACTTGGTTGATTTCTCGCTATACTGTGCCATCACGCGGCCCAAGAACCATTTCGGAAAGTTCCTTCATGCGATCCGTAAATTCGGTTCCATCATCTTTCTTGGCGAGACTCCAACCCATGATTTTACCAATTTCAGCGAAGGCGCGGACACGATCAACGTAAGGAACCGTTAAGCCCGTTGCAATTTGATACAGATTTTGAATTACAACTTCGCGTTCAATCGGCAATCTATCGAGCCGGTCAACTTCAGCCAAAACAACTTCATCGTGAATCCATTCTTCAGCGATCCGCAAAACGTATTGCGGATACAATTCGGTTTGTTCCTTGCCAACAATTTCCTTGGCAATAAGCGGTTGTGAAAGTGAGCGCAAGTCTTTAGACAATCGCTGAAGCAACTTAGCGAACGCTAACTTGTAATCTCTCTCTTCCATAGCGGCATGATACCTTGAAAAAACACAAAGGCGGGCAATCTTTGTAGACCGCCCGCCCTTTTGACGCAAGTTTAAATCTGAAAAATTACGATCCCCAACCAATCAAAAACGAAGCCATTACCTGATAACTGCTCCCATTGGATACTGAAGATTTCAGGAAGCGCACCGCTGGAATCAGATAGACGGATTTGTATTTGATTGGCGTAATAACGCCGCCTGTCCAACTCCAGCCGGTGTTATCCCCCGTCCAACTAATGCCCGCCGATGTTGGCATATAAATCGGAATTTTGCCGAGCGATGCAACTTGTTGAGCAAAGCCAATTCCAACGTTTGAAGTAACCGTAAAAGGCTTTGTTGAAGTCGTAACCGCATCAACAGCCGTAAACGCAAAGGTTGGAAGTGCTGCGCCGGTATTCAAGTTATGAGCGTACAGCGCCGTACCCGCAATCCCCGGAGAGCCACCCGGATTGTAACTTGCGCCCGCTGCATACAGATTTTGCAGTTGCCCCGGAACAACAGGAATTGGAGTAGATTGTGCGCGAGCCAACATAGGAAGAGCACTCAACATGCAAACAATCAATGCAATTTTCAAAGTTGACTGAACCAAAGTCGAAATGGTTTTTAATTCGTCTGCGCTCAAATTTACGTTGAAATCCTTAGCAGCCAAACCCAAAACTGCCACAAAAGCCGCCCCAACGTAACCCTGCCATGTGGGATGCGGACTCGCGTAATTTGCCGCCGCTCCAAAACCTGCCGCAAGCAAACCCAAAATCGTTGTTCTCCAATTGTTCACGGTCATTCCTTTCGCGGTTGTAGCCGCTCGGTTTAGTTGCGTGTAATACTTGAAAACAGTGAAAGGATTAAGCATTTTGATTCCTCAATGTCGAATCAGCAAATCGATGATGATCAAAATTAAACCGCCAACTGAACTAATCAAAGTTCCGATAACAAGCTTGTTCATTCCAGCTTGCCATTTTTCAGCTTTCTCAAGAGAATCTCTGAACATATTCTGTTGATCCTCAACAGTTTTCATTCTCTCCGTTAGAGCCGGTTTGCCGTTGCCGAAATATAAATCTTTGACAATCTTGGAAAACAACTCGTTCGGAGTTAAACCAAGGAGTTCAACATTCTTGAATTCGTCGCTCAAGCGGCAACCCCCGTTGAAGGGCCATTGAACATTGCCGCTTCAGTTTTGCGCCGGTTTACCAATCCACTAGAAAGCATTGTTCCGGCATAAACCCATTTCCCAAATTGTTGTCCAGCACCTACAAAATTAGCAGCGTTAAGCAAATGAAGTAACGTTGATCCTTCAAATGCCCCGGCCCCAACGTTGAATGTGAAGCTAACCAACGCATCGAACTGATTTTGCAGCAACGGAACCGTTACAGCCTTTGCAACTGCGTTGACCGCCCAAGAAACGTCTTCCTGTAGCGCTTGCAATGCCTGTTGCTGCGTCCAGATTAGCCCCTGAACGACTTCCGGTCCCGTGTGGCCATAACCTATCGTCAAACGCCCACGAACGTCTTGGTACGCCTTCAGGCGAAGGGATTCAAATCCCTTCAACATTGCCAGTCCCGTATCCGATAACAACAACGTTGAATTCGGCCCCGGCATACTGGCATTGGAGCAACAAAAAGCGCCCCGGTCAACCCGGAGCGCTCAAAGTGTGGCAGATTGTAGGCAGGTTGCTAAAGAATTTTCAAAGCATCCTGAAGATACTGGCGAATTGCAAGTGCCGTTGGTTTAATTTCGCAAGCTTTTGCCGCCGCCTTAATTGCTGGAGAAATAAAAGCATTTCCTTTTGCTAAAGATTCAACAATCTTTATTGCCATCGATGGAACTTCTTCGACTGTGTATCTGTATTTTTCAGGATTAGCTTCGACTGCTTTTGTCAATTCGTATTCATAAGCAGTTTGAAAGCGCATCAAACTTCCGGGCGAGCCAACCGCAATCGCTCCATTGCTTAATGTATTCATCGTTTGAAAACCCTTTCTGCGCGTATCACGCCGCGCCCCGGAGATTGTTAGTAAAGTTTGCCTATTGCCTGAACGTCACGAATGTACTTTGTAAAACGACGTTGCCAGTAAGGGGAAAGATCAATTGCCTTCGCAGAATCGTTTGTAAATCCCCAATCTGAGTTGCGCTCCGAACCAACTTTTACACGCTTCGTTCCAACGTGCCCCGGCAAATCTGAAACGTATCCCATTCCTTGCCTATAAGCTTTCATGTCGTTTGTTTCCTCCCTTTCAACACATTCAGTATCTCAAACGTCAATTGAATTGTCAAGTGTATTGTTTGAAACTTTAGTAACCAAAACAGAACCGGCCCCAATCCCGAAGGATTAGAGCCGGTTTACTGCTAGGCTTTGCACCTAACTTGACAACCTCTTCGGCTATGTCGCTTGTCTACTCTATTGCTAGAGTCTAGCCCTAGTTGGTTGCTTCCACTACGCTTCTAGGCGGTGCGATAGACGCGAGCGCCGTCCGCCTTCTCTTCGAACCCATTGGCGTACTTCTGCCCCGCCGTCACTTGCCGCAAGGTAAACTTGCGAGTTGCAACAAGAACCGGAACTTCCTCGCCCTTGCGGTTCTTGCGCTTATCGGTCGGATGCTCATTCGAGAAACGCCGAGTTGCGCTCGAAACCGTTGATCCGAACGTTTCCCACGGTTTTGGATACTTCTCCGTAACCGGCACGAAGAAGGATTGTCCAACCTCCATCTTCGAAAAGGGATACTGTTCATCGCGCCGCCCGCCCTTCTGCGCCGGAGGAAGAGGAATCCCGCTCTCCAGCACAAAGGTTGTTGCCGGGGCAGAATCGGCCCCTGTTGCGTCTGCTGTCGCTCCGTTGGACTCTAACAGCTTCGCAGTTGCCCGCGCCGCAATCTTGCCCGAAGGATCGGTAATTGTGGGGTTCACTTCAATGTGTCCGGCTTCAACCAAAGCCTTCACATCATTCGGGTGAACGAGCGAATAGCCTTGCGGCCCCTTCGTATCGCTCACAAT